ACAGGTAAATTTAATGTTGGTGACACTATGATTTCATCATTAGGATTCGCTAATGTATTCACAACTGAAGGTACTGAATATGTAAAAACATGTGATTCATGTGATGGTGAGGGTGAACTTGATTGTGAATTCTGTGATAGAGGTGAAATTACATGCGAGACGTGTGATGGTACTGGTGAGGTTACATGTGAATGGTGTGATGGAGATGGTAGAGAAATGGGTGACGGAGAATGGGAAGATTGTGCAGCTTGTGAGGGTAGTGGTAACGGTAAATGTCCTGATTGTGGTGGAGAAGGTCATTTAAGTTGTGATAACTGTGATAATGGAAAAAATGAATGTTGGGAATGTAGTGGTAACGGTGATGTTGAAACAACCCAACTTAAATACGACGCATATTTAGTTGCAACATGGAATAGAGACATTAACAGGGACTTCTCACTAAATGAAAATAGTCAATATCCAGCATTATCCGAATATGAATTTGACAGATTAAGAGACGAATATATAGTATTAACCTATGAAGACGATGGCCACGCTGAGTTTCAAGACTGGGTTAAAATCAATGAAGTATATTGTACATTCTATTCCGACGAACCAAAATTAAACTTAACTGAAAAAATGAGAGTGGATAACAGAGCCGACAGCTACGAACCTGATTACTACACAACGTAATATGAGTAATTTAAATAGATTTTTAAAAGTATTGAATAAGGTTGGTTACCCAAATCCTGACTTAGATTCTATTATCAGAATGGTAGACTATAACTTAGAGGACTTTTTACCTGATTTAGTTGAAGAAGTTGGTGAAGAAGGTGCTGATGACTTTATTGAAAGAGCAATAAGTAAAGTATATAATGGTGATAAAGGAATTAGAGTTACAGTTAATGATGGAGACTATGGTGAATACGCATACATCAAACTTGAGAACCCTCATGTTTCTTTAGAGAATGACGATACAACAGTACTTTCGAGATGGAGTTGGGGTGACACTAAGATATTAACTACAGGTGAGGATGGTGAAGAAACTTACAAAACCATGGAACAAATATCTGACGAGACTGACATGGGAGATTGGGCAGAATATGACGAACTTGTTGAATACATAAAAAGTAATTGTAATGACTTTATGTATAGAAATTGTGGGTTTGGTATTTGGTGGGATGGACAATAAAAAGGAGAGACCGAAGTCTCCCCTTAGGGCCGTACTGGTTTGTACAGATTCCACCACCAAGTTTTATCTAACTTGGAAATCCTTCTCTTTAAAGACTTTATTAAGTAAACTTTCTAAGTCTTCTCCACTCATGTACCCAATTACATCATCATTAGCATCAGGGTAAAAGAACCGAGTAATGAATTCTCTGTTTTCCTTATCTCTAATTGCAATCTCAAAATCATTCACGAAATCACCGTATAGACCTCTTGCACCTCCAACTATTGAGAATTCAATCTTATCATTACCAATATTAGTATGTCTCCCACCTATAGCTGCAGCATGTGGTTTGGACCAATCGATGATATTTTTTACGGTAATCATTTTTTATTTCTTATTTGTTTTAACTTAACCTCAAGTAAATCTATATTAAACTTATCTGACCTTGTCTTATTTGGTTTACGTCTTAATTCATTAATTAAGTCAACCACTTGGGCCTCTTCAGATTTTTCTTCAATCACCTCAGGTTTTTTAACCTTAGGTAAAGTTTCCTGTACTTTTTGATTAGCATGATACTCACCAAGTTTGTACGCTCCATATAGAAGAGCTCCCGCTCCCGCTATCTTTAGGAGATTCCCGAATAATCCGTCGTTTCTCATTTTGTTTCTAACGCCTCCATTTTAGATTTATTAATTAGGTGTTCTGCCAAGGTATATGCATCAACACTAGTGGTGATGATTGAGTTAACCAAGTGTTTGTGTGGTACGTGAACAAGGAAATCAGTTCCGTTGAAAAACGTTAAGTCATTCTTAAGTTCGATACATCCTTGAACCATCTTCAAAAACAATTTGAATTGTGTTGCGTTTACGAAGGTCTCATTCAAAAGTACTCCGAAAGTCTCGTGTTGAATCTTGATGTTGTGCTGAGGTAGGTTCATATCTTTATCGTTTTGTGATTACAAAGATAGTGAATTATCTCGAATAAAAAAATTAGTTCTTATATTTTTCTAATCGAGGGTTATTAAGTAAGTGTTTGTATTTCGGTAGATTTTCAACAATTTCTCGATAAAACATCTTACAGTCATTAACTCTAACCTGTTCATCCAAATTATACAGAACTTTTCTAGTCCACACGTGCCACCAATTTAAGTTATCTTTGGTCTTATCATGGTCTATCTGATAATAGTAACCACAAGCCAATCCGACTTTAGGGTCATATCCTTCATGGTCCGCCAAAAATACTTTATCAGTTAATGTTTGAACATTCATATTGAATCTTCTTAATACTTGTCCAAATAACCCCTGGTCCGTAACCAACCAAAACCATTCAGGGATTTCATCTTTGGTATCAACTGCTTCCATATGGTCTTTAAGATATTCTTTTTGTACCTTAGGATTATTGATATATAAAAATGATGTGTTAGGTATCATCATTTTATATGAATAGTCTGAAGGAGGTGACCAATGTTTGACCTCTGAATATTGTTCTTCGTTTGGATAGTAATATCCTCTTGGTATTTCCCAATAAGGTATTGTTACGTCTGATTTAAAGACCCATTCAGGTAACTTCTCCCTAATGATGAAGTCCAAGTCCATAAAACAAAATGGTCCCTGTTGTACCCCAATACAATACGACTTACCCGAAGTCCAAAATTGTCCTGCATCTATATCCTTATAATTCTCCAAGGTGTGAGTATCAATTTCATCCCAAAGGTCCACCATATTATTTTTTGCATAATATTTTAACCCCTCTCTATCAGTGTATAATTTGGTTTCCCCATTGTATCTTTTCCAGTATCCAACAGATAGTATTGTAAATAATAATTCTTCGTCAGTCGTCGTATAATCATCCGACTTCTGTTCACGTTGCATTTTAAATGCATGACCTCTTAATCGACTTCTCTCTTGATACGGTTTAGTCCAGTTAACAAAAACACCCTTCATTTATATCTATATTATTAATTTTGTTGAAAATATTTAATCCTTCTTCATTTTTTATTACTTCATTAGTTTTGTAAACACAAGTATTAATTTCGTCTAAACAAAACTGATTCTTATTTACCATATGTTTTTTATGGTCACCGTAATGATAAAAATAACCTCCGCAGTTATTTAAATTCACACCAATTGAATTAGTTAATCCGTCGTTATCATAAGAAAAGTCATCAATCAACAAGTTGACTTTTTGATTATACTCTTTAGATAGTTGTCTTAACATGTATTGCTCAACGAACATCATAAACTTACTATTTTCAATCTTACTTAAATTATTTGGTATAACTTTATAGTTTGATTTCATATACTGAACCGCCAATTCACAGTATTTTTTTCTAAATTCCTCATTTTTTAGATATAAGAATGAAGTATTGAACGCGTTAGAATCCCATGGTAGTTTCCAATCTAAATAGGTATATGACATTGCAAGTTGTGGGGACATATAGAACTCATTTCTTATGTCTTCCAACCATAAACAAGTTATATCTGAATCAAATACCCCTAATTTAGATACGTCATTAAACATTCTAAAATCTAAGTCTAACATAAGGGTTGGTCCGTCAAATAAATTTTGAGCGAATATCTTACCCGCAGCCCAATAGACAGTTCGATTAACTCCTAAGTCTTGGTCTAATAATGTATCATTTATTTCATCAAATAAATGTAGGAACCCGAATGGTTTGTAATATTTTTTGGTGTATTGGTCTACAAAGAAAACAGTTTTAAAATCAGGATGGTAGTGTTTGATAAATAACAAACAAGACAGAGTACATAGTACTTCTGCCTTGGTTTGTTTGAACGTTCCGTCCTTATTAATGTCTTCAGCAACCCAAATTACAGTCATGTTGTAATTATAATTTTAAATCAGACATAAGTCGATAGGTTCTGATAATTCCGAAGTCAGTTAATGTGACAGATTCAACTTTAATCCCCCACACATCAACGACAGATGCTGATTTCTCAGTAATCAAATCGTTTAACTCGATGTCACTACCCCAAGTATAGTCCTCAATAATCTCTCGGATAACTCCTTGTACAGTATCTACTAACACGTCTTTCGCACTGTTTACAGTCATTAGGTATTTCTTACAGTCAATAACCTTATAACGTATAATACCTTTTAAAACAATACTCTTACCATCTTTGGTAGTTAGTGTTTGAGGTAACAGGTCTACTGTTTGTGCCACAGTATACGCAACCCATATGTGGTCAATGAATGGGACTTTAAATCTAATCCCTGGCTCAACATTTCTTAAAAATTTACCACCTCTCATTTGGATTCCTCCTTCCCATTCATTGATAATTCGAACAGGAATTAATTCGTCTTTTAGATTTAATAGAAAATCAATTAATTTATCAAACATATAATATCGTTTTAGGATACAAAGATACGACTTTTTCGGGACTTGGCCAAATAAAAAACCCCGACGTAGAAACGTCAGGGTTAGTGGCATTCAGGTTGAGAATACACCTTTCAATGAGAGACTTTACAGGAGATTATTTATTTCCTCCGATTTCCACTTCCTTTTGAGAAGTACCTCTCAGTCACGGTCAATTAGATTAACCAATCCTTGAGTCGTAATATACTCTGTTTCTAATCATCACTCTTCGAGGTTGCCACCCCAATTAATCCTTGCGGGACTAGAGAACTTTTAAAACAATCGTATTGGGCTTGGGACCCGTTACGGCCATGAACAACTCATGACTAAGTAGTGACCTGTCTATCACGACTGACGAACACTTTTCCTTTGTTTCTTAATTGATTTGTTAGAATCCATATTTTAACAATAGGGGTTGATAGTGGATGATAAATGTAGCGGTCCGTCAACCAGCCATCCCATCTTTTGAACGAGACGATACTGAACTACACTTTGAAGTCTCCCGACCTCCATATTTCAAGTCAACTACATAACTTCTACCTTGGTAGATGAGAAGTAAGGAGAACAACAGCACCACCTGTACGAACTCTTACCTTTCGGTTTTAAGTCAACTTTAATATTGAACTCCGCAATTGTATAGTTGGATGACCATACTTCTCACAACAGTTCTACAGGTTACTCTTGTTGGTGTTCCCACCTCAACCAAACGACCCACATCGCTCGGTCATCAAATCACTTTCCCTATAGTGTTACCCTCGGTACTTAAGACTCAATGATGTCCTGCCTGTCTACTCGAGTTCCCTTTCGGAAACCGCAACCCACCCTAATCGAGAGTGAATCACTTTATACCACTTTCATGGTTTATTTTATGGACTATAGACCGCCCAATTTCTTTATCTCTATCTCAGAATCAACCCGAGGGTCTCATCATCAACATATTTCAAGAAAATACTTTATATTCAAAGAACGTATTCAAAATTAATGAAGGAGTAGTTGACCTTACCGAAGTAGGATTTCAACCCTCTCCTTCATTTGTTTCACAAAGGTAGATGAAAGTTTTGAGACTATCAAATTTTTATGAAACTTTTTTTTGACTGATGATTTTAACGAATTCATTCTTCCTTGATAGCATCACCTAACTATCTTGTTGACCCCCTACTCTAAATAGGACGGGCTAATTCGTCTGTTTGTCAAAGAAACAATCAGTTTTACCTGAGAGTTTTTATTGAGTAGGGAACCTCGATTTTACGAACCTATGGTCAACCTTTCTCAATTGTTTTACAAAGATATGAAGAACTTTTCAATTAATCAAATAGTTTGTAAAACTTTTTTTTGTGAAATTTAATTCACGTTGTTGCGGGAGATGGATTCGAACCACCGACCTAAAGGTTATGAGCCTTCCGAGCTACCACTGCTCTATCCCACGGTATATTTTATTTTAAAGAACGTCTGATAAAAAATCCCACAAGATTAAGAAGTTTTCTCAAACTCCACACTCATGGGATTTGTTTCACAAAGATAGGAAAGAATTCTCATTCTGTCAAATCTTTTTTTATTGTGAGTTTTGGGGGTGTTGACCTTTCGGTCGAGTTATATAAATATATCCTTATTCCCCAAATGTTTTACAAAGATAAAAAATATTTTTAAAAAATCAAATTTTATTTTGAATTAAATTATAACCGTTGGGGGCAATATCTGAATCTTCTCCAGGTACTTGATAAAAGTATTCGTCCCATATCTTATCAGAATTTAGGATATTAGTGTTTTTTATTTCTAATAATTTCCAATCCATTCCTTTATCCGCCTTTCCAACATTCATTACCCAATCATGTATTTTTTTAGCACCCTCAGGCCAAACAACGTATGCTAACGACGAAGGTTCTAAATCTATTAACCAAAAAACATCTAATTTTTTTTCAACAATACTCTCAAACGTAAAATTAATATCTTTCTTTATTTTAACATCATCCTCAAAAATAAAATACGGTAAATTCTGCTCAGAACATTCTTTCAATAGCTTTAGATGAGTTAAGGTATTACCATAGATACATTCTTTTATTATACCCCACTCTTCAAACTCATTATTTAAAAATAATTCTTCAATCTCATCCGTAACAATTAAATCACGTCCATCAATTGCGTCATAAAAAGAAAACTTTAGATTGTTTTTTTCGAATAATTCCGAAATTTTTTCCCTCCTATCCTGTCTTCTTTTTAATGAAATAACAAAAATTTTATAATCCATATATCATATAACTATTTTTTACTTTATCCATAATATTCTTTAAGTATGAAGTTTAAAACTTCCCCCATTGAGATTTATGTCTATTTTCTTCGGAAAATTTAAACCCTAACCAAATCTCTTTCAATATTGATTTAATCTTTTTCATAGTATTTATTAAGTATGAAGGTCAAAATTAATCAAAATATCTTTAAAGTCAAAACATTAATTGATAGAGAATCCCAATCGGTAGGTATGATGGGTAAGACATTTGACAACACATTCGATGGGTTGTTGTTTTTAATGGGTGGTGAGAAACAATGTTTTTGGATGAAAAATTGTTTAATACCTTTAGATATTATTATCATAAAGAACAATGTGATTGTTAATATACATCACAATTGTCCTCCATGTAATGATGAGTTTGATTGTCCTTCCTATTGTGGGAATGGTAATATCGTACTAGAAATTGAGGGTGGTTCTTGTGAAATCCTTAATATCGAAGCTGGTGATAGTATTACCTATGACCTTTCTTAATCCTCGGTTGAATTTTTAGATTCCTCAATTTTTTCTTTTAACACTTTTTGGAATTCGTTTGCAATCATCTTTGTGAACTTAACGGATGGTGAATCATCTTTTTCAGAATCATATCTATACTGTCCTTGTGGTGGTCTCTTACCTCTACCTAAATAATTAAGTCCTGAGATATTAGTAATACATTTGTGTCCACCTGAGTTAGATTGGATAAGGTCCCAAGCATTGATACCGATTTTATCCATTAAAGAAATTTCTTCTTCAGTTAAATCTTTAAATGGTTTCTCCATCATGTTCTCGATTTTGGCTAAGATTTCTTCACCACCATCCATAAACATAAATTTACCACCATAAAGTGCGTCGAAGTCTTTGAATGTAAATCCAACACTCTCGGGTCCTGCACTTGTTTCACTAACCCACTTCATAGTTGATAGTGGTATTTTTCTCTCCTTTAATTGGTCTTTCCACTTACCGATAACCTCTTGAGCTATTTCCCCAAGATTAACACCTTTAAGTTCTCTTTCTTTTTTAAATGGATTACAAGAAGCTTGAACAAGTCCCATCGGCCACGCCATGATGAGAAAGTCTGCTTCAGGATTATTTCTGAATGGTGTATATCTGTCGTAAGACCCAGGTTTAAACATACTACCCCCACCATATTGGAAAATAATATTGTCAGATACCGTTGGGTACCCCTTCATTTTGTCTGCATAATCTTGTGCATTCTGTTGTAAATCTTCAGGTTTGGCAGCGTTTGTTCTTGTCATCCAAGTTTTAATGTTATTAAGTATAGACATTAATGATGGTTCAGAATCCATAACTAACCCTTCTAAAAATCCAGGTTTGTTTTTAAACGCCAAAAGTAATTTATTAATAACTAACCCCAATAACATTTTATTCTTTTGAAGTGAGTTATCTTTGTCGACTCTATAAATGTAATTAACAACCTCTTGTGGTGTAATGTCATGTTTCGCATAGTCTGCGGAGTCTACAGTATTAATTAATAATATATCAGATGATGGGAATAAATCTTTTGGTGAGACTACTTGAGATATTGTTTCTACGTTTGAACGAGCCCCTCTAAATTGTTTTGATGTTCCTTTCTCAACTCCAACTTGTTTGTCGTGGTGGTCAGTATGAATCACGAACATTGGTTTACCGTGAGCAAAGTCAACAAGGACTGGCATCACATCACCTTCAGCATCGTTCTTCTTAACGGAAAACTCTTTATCACCATATTGAATAATGTGAGCCCCTACAACATCAATACCATTATCTTCAAGGTATTTCTTCATTGCAATTGCGGTTGTTACTCCATCTAAATCTTGGTGAAAATAAATCTCCGCCTTTTGATATCTATTCTTTAAAGCGTTGATATTTCTAATTCCTGTTTCCGATATTATTCTTCTCATTGATTTTATTTTGTGAACCAACTGATTACCTTATCAAATATATCTTGGTTTAATCCTAATTTATGTAATGCTTTGTAAGTGTCTGGCCCAGCAATTCCATCAGGATTGACTTTCTCTGCTTTTTGGAACATCTTAAGTGCGTTAATTGTACCTGGACCCCATTTAGAGTCAACAGGTATTTGGTATAGTTTTCCATTAACCTTCACATTTTTCATTTCAAAATAATCGTTAAGTGCTGTTTGAAGTTCGAAAACATCTTGTCCACTCATTTGATTTTGTTCCTTGATAACTCGTTTAACAATATTAGTTAAATCGGTTTCCGTTAGTCTAATTATTTTCTTTGCCATTATATTTGTTTTATATTAATTTACATTCCAGGGATTGGGTTAAGTTGTCCTGTGAATAACCCTCTGAAGAATTTTGCTAATGGGTCACCAGCAACATTGTCACTCGACATACTTTGTTTTACACTATCAGCTGTTGATGATATTGGGTCCATTGACTCCTCACCTTTAAACGATTCTTTGTAATATTGTTGAGCCTCAGGTGTTTTTTGGTAATTCTCCATCGCCTGATTCATCGCTTGTTCTCCTCCTAATCTTTTAACAACTTCCTCGGCTCCAACCCAGTTTCCAATACCAATGTAATCTAAGAAACCTAACCACCATTTAGTTTGTTGCATCATAATTTTTAATCTTCTACCTTCAGGACTTCTAAATATTCTTGGAATTCCTCCAAAGAATGTTTGACTTAAGAAACCTGGCTTACTTAATGCTGCAACGTCAAAAACTTTCTCAGTCTTAATTAAATCTTTTAATGCTTGAATATCTTTAACACCCGCTTTACCCATTTTTAAATCCGCCTCAAGTGATTTCGCCAAACCACTAACACCTTTACTTTTAGTCCCCGCTCTACCTAATAAGGTGAAGTAATCCATAATAGTGTTCTTCATACCTTTGAATGGCCCTACAGGAATTTCTTTTAAAAAATCATTAACCTTGTTTGCCCATCCACTTGAACCTCCTGCGCTCTGTAAGAATTTACCAACAGGTCCTGGGTCTTTAGCTAATCTACTTATCGCTTCTGCAGCTGCCTTTGGATTTGTCTTCGCAAGTTTTAACGCAACATCTAATTCTTTTGTCGCAGCTGAACCAATTTTCATTGCACCCATTACAGGTTTTGCCACCGCATCTCCAACAAAGAATGGTACTGCAGCAACTAAACTTAAAACACCAAATAGTGTGTCTCCTTGTGAAAAGTAAGAAATTGCGTTAATTGTGTCTGTGATTGGTGTTGGGTCAACGATACCAACAATATCCATCACGTTATTATACCAAGCTTCATTAATCACTTTACCTTTGTTCTGTTTTTTCTCAGCAACAAGGTTTTGTTTGATTAATATTAATTGGTCTTCGGTGATTACGAATTGAGCCATTTATAGTTTTCTTAATAAATATTCGTAGAAACAAAAAAAAGGGTCATATGACCCTTTTATTATAAATCTAATTCAATTTGTCGATTCTTATCTACAAAGTGCTGAACTCTTTCTTTTGCAACATTAGTATAGTTTTCACTCAATTCTATCCCTAACCATCTCCTTCCACTTATCTCAGCTGCACATAAACTTGTACCACTACCAACGAACGGGTCAAGTACCACATCGTTTCTATATGTTAATATCTTAATTGCTTTCATTGGGATGTCCATTGAGAAAGTTGCTTTAGTTTGTTGTCTTGTATCTGCAAAGTACTCCCACTGTCCGTAAACCAAACTCATGAACTCTTTCTTATCTTCTTCCTGATACATCATTTTCTGTTTGATAGTACCGTCTTCTTGTTCTAAATCAACCAACTCTCCCTTCCATTGTGGTTCACCTTTAACTTTTTTGATTCGGTCTTTCTTGTAGGCTAATATAACACACTCCTTAGGGTTGTATATGTAAGGACTACTTGGTGACATCCATGAACCCCATGCTGTAGTCTTACTTCTGTGTGGTGAGTTCTCGTCAAGGTCTACAAGTCCGTAGAATTGGAATCCGACTTTTTTCATTATGGACCAAAACTCAGACATAAATAGAATTCTACCACCTCTGTCTTGAACGTTAACTTCATAAGGAATGTTAACCGCAATCCTACCGTCATCCTTTAATAGACGATATGCCTTGGATAACCATTGTTCAGTAAACTTCCAATAGTCTTCCATTGTCATTCTATCGTCATGACTATCATAATCGATACCCACATTGTACGGTGGAGAAGTAACCACCAAGTCAACAGTAGACTCAGGGAGTTTCCCCATTTCAATAATACAGTCTCCTTGAATGATTCTATTTGTTTCTAACATTATAATTTACCTTCTTGTTTTAATTGTTCTCTTATTTTAGTGGCTGAGATATCACTTACCTCTTGTGGTGGTAAATGTTCTATGATATCATATCCAACTCCTCTTCCGAAGTTTACCGATTCAACATCAGGTATTACCATTACAATAACTCTTCCCTCATGGATTAAGTTAAACAATTTAATAGTGATATTATCATGTACCTCTTGTGCGGTAAATGGATTCTGTTCGTTAGGTTCAATGTCTCTAATACAAATTAGAACATTCTTACCTTGTTCAAGTCGTTGGTCAATCAACCACCTGTGTCCATCGTGCCATGGTTGCCATCTTCCGATAAACATTGAGAACTGTTTACCAGGATTATTCTTTAATTTAGGGTCTCCCTCTATGTGTATTTTTTCCATATTAAAATGAGTGTGCTATTATTGTGTCAACACAGATTTCCACTTTTACATTATCCGTACAGATGTTAATAAAATCTTCTGTCGGTGGTTCGTAGTTTTCTACAAAGAAGTTTTCTCTACCTCTTGTCTCACTTGTATGTACATAAACCTCAACTAAGTCATCTCCCATCTTTTCTTTGAATGCTTCTCGTTGGTCTTTATATGGTGATACTAATGACACTACAACATTATTATCCTTACTGTGAAGGTATTGAGATAGTTGTTGCGCAAGTTCTATATTCTTTCTTCTACCTTGTTCGGAGTAATCTTTATTATCGAAGATGTTTCTGATATCATCTCCGTCAACATTAAACCATGGAGATGGTGTGACCATTCCTCCAAGTTTACATAATTCTTTGGCAATGGTAGTCTTACCAGCACCAGGTTGTCCTGTTAACCAATAAATCATAACTCTAAATTTTTAATCTTACGGTCCAAATAGAAAGCCGCCTTCTTAAGGTCTTCTAATTCTTTTGCTTGGTCTTTCTTCCCCGCTCTTGCAACATACTTAACTACGTTGAAGATGTAGGCGTCTTTATCAAGTCCCCAAGCTTCACATACTTTTATTACTTCGTATGGATTGTTTTCCCCACCATAATGGTTGGGGTGATTTACCATTTCGTTTACCATTGTTACTTTATTACTGTGGTGTCTTTTATTTCGCTGTGGTCGTATGGGTACGACTCCAACTGTTTTTTATAGTACTCCATCTCAAGACTATCTCTGAGATACTTAACTCTATCGCGGTCCATTCTTCTATTCACAGATGGTTTGTCGGTAAACAAAAATACCAATGTAACAAACGCTACCATCATTAAACCCATTAATACAAAAAATGTGTTATTTCTCATTACTTTTCTTACCTCTCTTAGTTGATGGTCTATCTTCTGAAACTTCTTCAGTTTCTTTTTTTGAAACAGGTTTAACTCTTCTTGTAAGAGATTTCCACTCACTTTTTGGACAATATGCCCAATAACCCGTTTTTACTTTATTTTCAGCCTCGTTTTCTTCGATTCTGATAACTTCTCCAATCTCTCTTGAGTTGGTTTTCTTAATTGTTTTGATGCACTTCATTGGTTGTTTCCTCCGTGTTTAAATTTTGGTTGATTATTATAAGGATTTCTTCATCAGATTTACCTTTACAGTGTAAATCATAGATTAGCGGACTAAGTTCGTCTTCGAAATAAAGCATGTCACTTTTACCGTAATATTGTTTTAGGTTACCCTCTTTAAGAGCGTTGATACATCTATCGAGTTTGACCCATCTTTTATTGAATCCCATGAAACAATTATAAGAAACTTATAATTCAGAGTCAAAGTTATTATTAATCTTTTCAAAATTTACCACTTGGAAAACATACGCCATGACTTTTCTTTTCATAATTGGTATAATAGTTTGTTCCATAGGTAATTTCTGAGAACATTTCATCTCAAAGATTGGTAGGTTGTGATAGAAATCGGTTGTATTCCAAGTTGAGAACGTATCTATAATGTTTGTCATTGTAAGTT